TATGCATAATCTAGTTTCAAGAAATGAACTTTCAAATTGGAAGTGGGAAGAAAAAGAAACTATGGATCAAAAATATGATCAGGTAACTGATTATTTCCAATGTATCTCAGAGTGTGGAATTACAGATAATGGAGCTAAAAGATTTTGTAGACACATCCTAACCACATAACCATCAAAGGAGAAACAAGACTCAGAATCCCACCCTAACAGGTGGGATTAGTACGTGTGCCAATAATATTAGTGGATCAAAACTGGTTTTTCAGTCAGATTTTTTGATATAATAGATATATCAAGGCAAGAGAAACTATGGTCAACTATGAAATTAAGTCACAACTTGCAAAGTTGTTAGCTACAGAAGATATAATTGTTGAGAATAAGAATGTTGAGACTGCTCAGTTTGATGTTCACAATAGAGTCTTAACTTTACCAAGATGGTCATTTGCTTCTAATGTAGTATATGACTTATTAGTTGGTCATGAGGTAGGTCATGCATTATTTACTCCAGATGAAGAGTGGTATGAAACATATGAGATACCTCATTCAATAGTGAATGTAGTAGAAGATGCTAGAATAGAAAAGTTAATGAAGAGAAAGTATCCTGGTATGTCTAAGACATTCTATAATGGATATGGAGAGTTGAATGATGAAGACTTCTTTGAACTTGAGGATGTAGATATAAACAATCTTAACTTAGCAGATAGAATAAATCTTTACTTCAAAGGTGGAACTCATATGATTGTTGATTTCACAGTAGAGGAGAAAGAAATTGTTAAGGTAGTAGGTGATTGTGAAACTTTTAATGATGCACTTGAAGCATCTAAATTACTGTACAAGTATTGTCAAGATGAGAAAGATAGAAAGGATAGTGAAGAGTTAGAGCAATCATCTGATATTAAACTTAAAGGTGAAACTGGTAGTGAAAAAGAAGATTATGGTAATTTAGAAGATTTATCTGAAGGACTTGGTAAAGGTGAACAAGGTAAGCAAGAAGGACAGGATGAGATTGAGGAAACACCTGATCAACTCATCATTGATCCAACTCAACCTTGGGATAAGCAGTCTCAAGGTAAAGGTCCAGCAACAGGTAGTGATGATATTGAAGCTATGACTGATGAGATCTTTAATGAGAAGGTTGGTGAACTAAATGATCCAAAGATGAATGGTACAAGAGATAATCTCTATGCTCAACTTCCACAAGTTGATTTGAACAAAGTTATTATATCAAATGAGCAAGTCAATAAAGAACTACATGATCACTTTACAAGTCATGAAGTTCAGAAAGACTATAATGGTAGTTATGATTCAGAGAGTTATATTCCTCATAGTTACTATAATTTGAAGTTTGTGGATGATGAGTTTAATAAGTTTAAAAAGTCTGCACAGAAAGGAGTAAATTATCTTGTAAAAGAGTTTGAAATGAAGAAGTCTGCTGATGCTTATGCAAGAACAGCAGTTTCTAGAACTGGAGTATTAGATACATCTAAACTTCATACATACAAATTCAATGAAGATATTTTTAGAAAGATAAATGTAGTTCCTGATGGAAAAAATCATGGTCTTATATTTACTTTAGATTGGTCTGGTTCTATGAGTAGATGTCTGCTCAATACAATCAAACAGTTATATGAATTAGTTTGGTTCTGCCAAAAAGTTCAAATACCTTTTGATGTTTATGCATTTTCTACTCAGTACTCAGGTAGTGGTGGATATTACAGTTATAGTGGTAGTCAAGAAGAATTAACAAATGTAGGAGATCTTGTTGTTGGTAGTGACTTTAATTTAATACACTTCTTAACTAGTTCAGTTAATAAGAGAGACATGGATGCACAGTTGTTAAATCTTTGGAGATGTGCATATGCATTAACTATCAGAGGAAGTAGATATGATTATCCAAAGAAGTACTGGTTAGGTGGAACTCCTTTAAATGAGACATTTGTTTGCTTACATCAAATCATTCCACAGTTCAAGAAAAACAATGATGTGCAGAAAGTACAATGTATAGTTCTAACTGATGGTGAAGCAAATGGTATACCTGTAGTTACTGAGTTTAAAGGTCATGATGGTGAAATGCGTAAAGGAACATCACATGTTGGTTACAACTCTTTCTTAAGAAATAGAAAGACAGGGCATGTTTATAATTTATCTTCATCATATGAATACTGGAAATTTGCTGAGACTATGATTAAAGATCTAAGACAAACTTTCCCTGATGTAAACTTCATTGGTATTCGTATTACAGATAAAAGAGAGTTTGGATCTTTCTTAAGACAGTTTGGTGTTAATGATAGTGATGTCAAGAAAGGAAGAAAGAATGCATCTTTCTCAATCAAAAACTCTGGATATCATTCATACTTTGCTATACTTGATTCATCACTAGTAGTTGATGATGAGTTTGAAGTCAAAGAAGATGCAACTAAAGCACAAATCAAAGCAGCATTTGTAAAATCACTCAGAGCAAAGAAACTAAATAAAAAAGTTCTAAGTGAATTTGTGGAGTTAGTAGCATAGTATGGCATCATTAATCTGTAATTTACCTGCATATGAAGTGTGGGTCAGAAAAGAATATCTCATGGATCATAAAGGTGGTCATGGAGAATTTGTAAAAGGCATATGGGTATCTGCTAAAAGTATACCAGGTAGAGCATTCTATTTTGAAACTTATCTTCCAGAATATGCTGCCATGTTTGATAAGTTACCTATATCTGCATTCTTAAGTGATCCAGAAATACCTGATCCTGACATGACATTACATAATTTACAGTTCTGGAATTGTATGGATTATGGTGTTGTTTCAGTACAAAAACAATTCATAGGATCAATGCATTTTGAAGTTGCAACAAGAGATTATGGAAAACAAACTGGTACTTACATTTGCACATTAGATAATTATCATCAGGATGTAGATGCTATTGATTATTCTACTAGTGAAAATCCAGCAGAGCATAAATCTCATAACTTACTTGAATTAGATAATGGACAATTCTGTTTGTATCCTAATAATAGAATGAGAATATATGATAATAGTTTAACTCCAGAAAAACCAAAGGATCCAGATTTCAAAGTATCAACTGTATACTATCAAGTTGAAAATGGTCATGATAGAGATGGATTAGGATCTGAAGAAAATTATTTTTGGAAGACTGCTAAAGAGAGGAATGATAAATAAAAATGACAATGCCTTTAGACATGAAGACATATAAAAAATTTATAGAAGATATTCAAGAGAGTAGTCTGTCTAGAATACAAAGTAAATCTAAGAAGAGTGGTGTAGCAGCCATTTCAGCAGATCGTGGCAACCTATCAAGAAAAGATAATCAAGCAAGATCACAGCAGTTACAAAAGGATATTCGCGGTAAATTTGGTAGAGGTCCTACTAAAGTAAAAGGATCATATATTGAGAAAGATGATGATACTGGTAAGGAAACAAAAGTAAAAGAAAAGAGTTATGTAATAGATAGAGGTAAGATGGGAAAGAGAAAGTTTAAGAAAGAAGTTAAGAAATTGGGCAAAAAGTATGGGCAGGATTCAGTATTGACACAAACTAAAAAAACTGGTACACTACATAGGACAAGGAAAGGTGGATTAGATAAAAAAGGTGAGAATGTAGGAAAATTTCAACCACAGGGTAAGAACCCATATGGGCAATCTCAAATCAAAGGCAAAACTTTTGCATACAACAAATGACAACACCACTTTATGATGACTCCAATTGGAGAGAAGATTACAAACAGTATACAAGTAACAAACGTTATCTTGAATTGCTAGAGGATGGTCCTAAACAACTATCTCAAGCATGGGTGTTGGGTGCTTTATATAATGAGTGGAAAAAGATAAAGGGATATGATAAACTAGATCCAGTAATAAAAGAGAATGAAGGTCAAATGCAATCAAGTATGGCAGATTGGGAAGAGAGTATAAAAAAATATAAAAAGAAATAATGAATAAAAAATATATTTTTGATGTTGATGGAACATTGACTCCTTCCAGACAACAGATTGATTCTGATTTTGAAAAATACATGCTAAAGTTTTCTGATGAAGAAGATGTATATCTTGTCACAGGTAGTAATAGAGAAAAAACCATAGAGCAAATTGGAAATGATTTATTTCAAAAAGCAAAGAGAGTTTACAATTGTTCTGGCAGTGATGTTTATGAAGGTGATATAAATGTCTATAGAGATGAATGGGAAATACCAAGTGATGTAGAAGAATTCTTAATTGATGAATTACATCATAGTAAGTTTCCAGTTAGAACTGGAACACATATAGAAAAAAGACCAGGTGGAGTTAATTTTAGTATCTTAGGTAGAGGGCAAGGTGTTGTATTAGAAGAAAGAGATGAGTATGTTAAATGGGATAGAAAGTATAATGAAAGGAAAAATATAGCAAAGAAAATTAAAGAAAGATTTCCTGATTTAGAAGTACAAGTTGGTGGACAAACTGGTTTGGATATTTCACCATTGGGTAGAAATAAAGGTCAAATATTAAGAGACTTTGACAAAGATGATTTTATATATTTCTATGGAGATATGATGGCAGAGGGACAAAATGATTTTCCTTTAGCAAATATTATAAGCACTAAAGAACTAGGGTTTACTTATCATGTACATAGTTTTGAACATACATGGGATATATTAAGTATTCATAGACCCAGATAAAAAAGTGGCACACTAAATGTAGATTAGTATATACATACAAGTATAATAAGGGTATAGATAAATGATTTGATTATGACAACACCCTTTGAGATCAAAATGACAGAAAAACAAGCATTTGATGGTTTAAAGTCTAACTATGGCACAGAGTTTACTGCTGCTGATGTTAGAGCATTTTGTGCTATGAATGACATAGGTTATTCAACTGTTACAGGAAAGATTAAACAATATAAAGTTGGTAAGGGTAAGTGGAATCTTAATGTCACTCCTAAGGCAGTTAAGAGTATAGAGAAAGCATATGAAGCACCTGCTGTTGAACCACAGTCAGAGCAGAGTTTAGTTCCAGAGACAGATAATACTTTTGTTAAGTTTGGTCCTTTTACTGATATTAAGAAGATAATTTCATCCAAGATATTCTATCCTACTTTCATTACTGGTCTATCAGGTAATGGTAAGACCTTTGGTGTAGAGCAAGCATGTTCTCAATTGAAGAGAGAACTTATTAGAGTAAACATTACAATAGAAACAGATGAAGATGATCTCATTGGTGGCTTCCGCCTTGTTAACGGTGCCACAGTCTGGCACAATGGACCAGTTATTGAAGCTCTCAATAGAGGGGCTATCTTGCTCCTTGACGAGATTGACCTTGCCAGTAACAAAATCCTCTGTCTCCAATCCATCCTTGAGGGTAAAGGAGTTTTCCTTAAAAAAATTGGAAAGTTCATCTCACCAAAGCAAGGATTCAATATCATCGCAACAGCAAATACTAAGGGTAAGGGTTCAGAAGATGGAAGATTTATTGGAACTAACGTGCTTAATGAAGCCTTCCTTGAAAGATTCCCAGTAACATTTGAGCAAGAGTATCCATCACCTTCTGTAGAGAAGAAGATTCTAACTGGTGTTGCTGCTAGTTTAAAAGTTAAAGACAATGACTTTGTAAGTCGTCTTGTTGATTGGGGTGACATCATTCGTAAGACATTCTATGATGGTGGTGTTGAGGATATCATTAGTACAAGAAGACTTGTTCACATAGTTCGTGCTTACTCTATATTCAACAACAAAGCAAAGGCAATTCAAGTTTGTGTAAACAGATTTGATGATGAGACTAAGCAATCATTCTTAGAGTTATATGATAAGGTTGATGCTGATTTTGAGATGCCAGTTGACTCAAATGAAGATTCTTGATATACTGGTAAAGTATAAAGAGTATTATGTCTAAAGATAAAGACTTAGAATGGATTGAAAAAAGTGGTGGTTATGAGTGGACTCCTGGTTCACCTTGGCCACCACAAGTCCCTGATGAACTTGAACACTCTGATTATTATTATGACTATAATAGAAATGATCCTGACAGAGAAAACCCATTTACTGAGTCATTTGATTATCTAATGGGAGAATCAGTAACAGGAAAAACACCTTGGATTTATGAATCACCTGATGGTGGTAAAACAGTTTATAGGTATGAAAGAGGAACAGATCCTCTTAAAAGAGAATTGGTTGAAATTCCAATGGCAGATGTAGATGATCAAAGAGCACATCATTTTTCAACTAATACTTCTAAAAAGTATCAAGAAGATATAGGTCTAAAAGATCTTGGAGAATATGTTGACACAACTTATGGTGGGCATTATACTTCTAATGATAACAATGTTCAAACACTTGATATCATTGAATCTGTTGGAGATGCAAAGTCATTCTGTAGATCTAATGCAATCAAATATTTGACTAGGTATGATAAAAAAGGACAGGCAAAGCGTGATATACTAAAAGCAGCACATTATTGTTTACTACTTTACTATTTTGATGGACACACAAACACTAACTGATATGAAACTATCTGACAAAACAATTAAGTTATTAAAAAACTTTTCATCTATTAATCAATCTATTCTGTTCAAAGAGGGTAGTAAGTTGCGTACTATAAGTGTTATGAAAAACATTTTAGCAGAAGCAACTGTAGATGAAGAGTTTCCAAAAGATTTTGGAATTTATGATCTAGTTCAATTTCTAAATGGTTTAGATCTGCATGAAACTCCTGAGTTAGATTTTACTAGGGATGAGCATGTAGTTATCAAAGAAGGTAAGATGAGATCTAAGTATTTCTTTGCTGATCCATCAGTAATCATATCACCACCAGATAAACCACTTGTATTACCAACAGAAGATGTTTGTTTTGTTCTTAGGAGTCAACAGTTAGAGAAATTAAAGAAAGCATCATATGTTTATGCTTTACCTGATATCTCTGCTATTGGAGAAAATGGTGTTGTTAAATTAGTTGCAAGAGATAAGAAGAATGATACATCAAATGATTTTTCAATCATAGTTGGTGAAACAGATAAGAAGTTTACATTTAATTTTAAAGAGGAAAACTTAAAAATTATACCTGGTACATATAATGTTGTTGTCTCTTCAAAACTTTTATCTAAGTTTACAAGTGAAGATTATGACCTAACTTACTACATAGCATTAGAACCTGATTCAATTATTGAATAATGAATAACATAGGATTAGAGGTAGTATTTTGGACAGTATTATCATTATATCTATTGGCAAAAACAGGAGTATTTAAAAAATCTACTAGAAAAAGAAAAAGAAAAAAATGACATTACCACACCTCTCATTAGATCCTGATTTTACCTTTGGTATTTCAATAGCAGTTATTGTTATTCTATTGACAGGATATGGTGTATATAAAGGATTTTTTGTTAATGAAGAATTAAGAGATCCTTGGGATGATCATGATGATTAAATTGATTGAGAAAAATGATCCAAAATATTTTTCAATAACTTCTGATAAAGATTATGATAGACATCATTATAAGATAGTCTCTTCAAGATATTGCACTTTTATTGTAAACTCTTGGGACGAGGTTCAAGAGTGGTGGTGGAATCATTGCAATACATTTAAGTTTGATGCAGTTGTAGTTGTCCTTGATAAACCAAGAAAAAAATCTAAAGGATTTTAAATGAAACATATACTTTTTGACTTAATAGATTGTCCTTCTGATCTTTTAGATGATGAGGATTTTGTAAGAGTAAGTGTTTGGACTGCTGCTAAAAAATCAAAGTCAGAATTGATAAACTTATCATGTCATAAGTTTGATCCACAGGGAGTTACAGCACTTGCAATGCTTGCTGAGAGTCACTTAAGTATACATACTTGGCCAGAAAAGAATATTGCAAAATGTGACATTTTCACTTGTAGTGATAGCAATGATCCAAAGGCAGCTATAGAATATTTAAGGACACAATTTAAAGCAATGGAAGTCAGAAGATGGACTTGCAATAGATCATTATGAAAGAATTTGATTATGGACTTGATTACAAAACCATTGATTTTACAGTTGAGGAAAATCGCAAACTTTATCGCATTGGAAGGGGGGAACAAGGAGTGTTATTGGTACGCCCTTACACTAACGATATATGCTCTCATTGGAGATTTGTAAATGAAACTGTGGCTAGCAAATCTGCTGATAAAATCTACTCCATGTTTTGTGACTATAAGGAGCAACAAGACTTCATTGGAATGGATATGGCAAGGAAGTTTCTTGAAATGGGATTTACTCGCGCCCGTAGGTATGCAAATCATCCTAGTGGAAAGAAGTACGCTAGAGATGGTTCCATATCACCGCAGTCGCCAACCGCACTACACTGTGAAAAGTCCAAGTCTGCAACTGTTTTCAAAAAAGTAAGAGATAGGGCTGCATATGATGAGAAGTATGTTATAATGAGAAAAGAATGGAGGG